CTCCATGGGCCTATACAATTACCTCAATTATGGGCTGTATTATAGGTGTTTTGGTAGGGCAATTTGATGTTCGTTTTATTATCAATGTAGCCTTGCCAGCCTTGATGATAATTTACCCAATTACCATTGTACTAATTATACTTAACAGCATACCCACAAGGCTTGCCTCTGCCTTAATTTTTAGAGCTGTTACGCTTGTTACCTTTGTGTTTAGTATTCCAGATTTTTTGGAATTTTTCATGAGCCCATTATCTTTAGATAGTGTTAAACAATGGATTCCATTTGCAAAACAAGGGATGGGCTGGGTACTGCCAGGGCTGCTGGTTTTTATAAGTGTAAATATATTTAAGCACACAAAAAAAACAAAACCAGCAGACGGCTAAGAGTTCATGAGATCCTCAATTTCATCTGCTAAAATTGGGATATTTCTCATTAAATTAAATGGCGCTCCAGTTTGTTGTATTACAACATCATCTTCAAGTCTAATACCAAAACCTTCTTCTGGGATATAAATACCAGGCTCTACCGTGAATACCATATTTGCCTGCATAGGCTCCCAAAGTAATCCATAATCATGGGTGTCTAATCCCATGTGGTGAGATGTGCCGTGCATAAAATATTTTTTGTAGGCTGGCCAGTCTGGGTTTTCATTTTTAATGTAATCAACATCTCCCCACTTGGTGTGGATGAGAATCCAATGAAATTAGCACATGACGACGAAGCCGCCATTGAAGCGGACTTCGACGAAGTGCCTGACACAGAAACAAACTAAGGACATTTTTTTATGGCTACACTAGTTTTATTTGACGACTTTGGTCTTCGAGAAGGTAAGGGTGAAATAGACCTGAGTACCGACACATTCAAGGCTATGCTGACAAATACAGCTGTCGCTCAAGCAACTAACACTGTTAAAACGGACCTGACTGACCTGACTACTGCAAACGGTTACACCGCAGGTGGACAGACCCTTACATGTACTTGGGCAGAGACTTCTGCTGGGTCAGGTGTCTGGCGTTTCGCCGCCAGCGCTGACATTACATGGACAGCTTCAGGCGGCAGTATCGGGCCGTACCAGTACATGGTAATTTATGACGACACCCATGCGAGTGACGCACTTGTCGGGTACGTAGACCATGGGTCTGCAGCTACGTTGACAGACACCAATACACATACTTGGGACCTGGACGCTAACTTCGAACTTTTCACTAAGACGATCCCGGCGGCGGTTTAGTAAATTGAAACGAAGGGATAGTAAAGCGATTAAATCAATTACAGGTGGTGACGCGTAGTGGCAATTACATCAGGTTCAGAGCCAAGCGATGCTTGGCTACAAATCAAGCGTACAGCAAAGCAATTCGCTATTCAGGTTCCCGGTTTTAATTCAAGACTAAGCGCGGGAGATGTCAAAATTGAAGATATTGTGGACATATATCGGCAAGTGCTTAACTCAAAAAATCAACTGGACACTAATGCAGCAATAACAGGGCTGGATGCTTACGTTTCAACGCTTCCAGGCAAATCTGCATACGTTGCGACTAGCGAGGTGGCAGCGGTTACTACGCTAATGCAGGACGCACTAGACTGGATGGACATTAATGCAGCAGGACTATCGCTGACGGGCGACACAATGGCTAACGCTATCGCTAACGGCAGTGTTGCGACTAACCGATTCAGTGCGGGGGCTACGTCGGCATTGCGGTCTATCTTAGCCAGTATAGGCGCATTGGTTAGTTAGCTATGGCTTTTGCGAAGGTTAACGATTGGTCTAACTACAGCACCAGCAATAGCACTTCTATAACGGTAACTGTAGGAACAAACGCTACTGCAAACAATCTTCTGGTGGCTATAGTCGCAGTATGGGTTGGTGGGGACTCTTTCACCACACCGACAGATTGGACGCTAGTTGACTCGCACAGCACAGGAACCGATGGTTATGCGGTTTATTACAAGCTTGCGGCTGGCACGTCAGCAGATGACTTCGACCCAAGTTGGACAGACGCAGGCTTCCCAGGCGCTCACGTTATTGAGTACTCCGGCAACGCGACTTCAGGTGTATTAGCGCAATCTTCAGAGAATATTGATGATATAGCTACTAATGTTCAGACGCATACAACAAACAGCATAACGCCAACAACAGGCAATCTAGTTGCCGCGTTGTTTGCGTCAATAGAAGGCAATAAATGGAATAAGCCTAACACCTGGGCCTCGACTGGAGGAACTCTCGCTCTTGCGTTTCAAGAGACTAACGAGGTAGCAACACCCTATACCGCGCAAACTTGGATAGAAGCGCCAAGCGCTTCATCAATCAGTGAAACATTCTCCACGATAGATACCGGAGATTATGCCTACTCAGTAATAACTGAGTTTGCAGCCGCAACAGCAGGCGGCGAAACAACAACGATCACCGCGTCGAATTTTACTTACGCCGGCGGCACGGTTGGATCATCACTAACGGCAAACAGAGCGACAACGTTAACCGGGTCGAATTTTACGTATTCGGGCGCAACGATTGGTTCGACAGCAAGTGACAACGTAACAACCGCAGTTACAGGTGTCAATTTTACATATTCTGGGGCTACGGTAACATCGTCGTTCACAGAAGATGTACTGACTACAGTTACAGGTGTTGACTACACATATTCAGGTGGAGCAATTGCTTCTTCTGTAGGTGGAGAAGTTACTACTGTAGTTACAGGCGTCAACTTCACGTACCTTGGTGGTACGATAACTTCAACGTTCGAAGACCATGTAACAACGACTGTTACTGGAACCAATTTTACTTTCTCCGGTGGAACGATAGGTTCCACCTTTGAAGTCAATCTGTACACACCAGTCTCGGGACCTGACTATACGTACTCCGGAGGTACTATCACTAGTACCGCTGAAGGTGCAGAAGTCCTTTCAACAGGATTCCTTCCTTCTCTCAACCAACGAAACCTAACTCCACAACAATTAGCACGTAGACGAAACCAAAGATATAGATACCTGAAAGGGCTTGAATAACCAACAAAGGAACACATAAGATGAACAAAGCAAATCAAACGAGTGACGCAGCTAACGCTGGTAAATCTGGGGGTGTTAACTTCCAAGGTGGTACTGTTAAAAGTGCAGACGTACTTAAGTCCGACCGACTAGACGGTGCAGGTAATGTACCGGCTAAAGGTACGAGTAATGGCGGTAAATAAGCATCGACATAGACTTTAAACTGCATGAAGGACAGTTGGCCGTCTTTAAGGACGACCATCGGTTCAAAGTAGTTGGTGCAGGAAGAAGGTTCGGTAAATCGTACCTTGCCCGTGTCCAACTCCTTGTAGAGGCTTTGAAAGACTCTAACGAGGCTGGGTACGACATTAGGGACACAGCTGTGTACTACATAGCCCCTACTTTCAACCAAGCCAAGGACATCATGTGGCAAAGTCTTAAGACGATGGCCGCACCCTTCACAAAGAAGGTGCGGGAGAATGAGTGTATTCTCACACTTATTAACGGACGTCAGATACATCTAAAGGGTTCTGACAGGCCCGACACCCTCAGGGGAGTCGGACTGTCGTACGTAGTCATGGACGAGTACGCCTTTATGAAAGAAGAAGTCTGGACAGCTATCATTCGTCCAGTTCTGGCAGACGTGCGCGGTGGAGCCTTATTTATTGGGACTCCAGACGGTAAAAATCACTTTTATGACCTGTTTACGCAGGCCGAAAGAGGGGGTGATAACGGGCAATGGGCGGCGTGGACCTTCAGTAGCATAGAAAACCCACTGTTGGACCCTGCAGAGATAGCAAGTGCTACCAAAGACATGCCTATCGAGTACGTCAAACAGGAATTTGAAGCTAATTTCAGTAGTTTTGGTGGAACAGTCTTTAAGAGGGACATGATTAAGGTCGAAGACCTTGGTAATTCCTTCGACGGGGAGACTTTTATGACGGTTGACCCTGCAGGATACAGTGACGTCACTAACTTAACCAAAGGACAGACCAAAAGACTTGATGAAACGGCTATTTGCATAGTCAAAACAGGTATAGACGGGTGGTACGTACAGGATATCGTCACAGGACGCTGGGACGTACGAGAAACAGCCATCAAGATACTCCGACTAGCCCAGGTCCATAAACCTGTGGCTGTCGGCATAGAAAAAGGTGCTCTTAAACAGGCACTGATGCCGTATTTGCAGGATAACATGCGTAGATTGAATACGTACCCTCCAATACGGGAAGTAAGCCACAATAATCAGAAGAAACAAGACAGAATTGTTTGGGCTTTGCAAGGACGAATGGAACAAGGCAGATTAACCTTTAAACCAGGTAAATATGTCGAACAAGTTACTAACCAGCTACTTGACTTTCCTAATCCAATGACTCACGACGACATGATTGACAGTCTTGCGTACATTGACCAGATTAGTGTCACTCAGTACGGTATGTCCTTTGACGACTACGGCTCAGCCACTAATGGCGTGGCCAGTGGTCGTGTAGGTAGCATCCACCCTGCAGGTTCTAACCATTTCAATACGGGAGATAACGGATGGAGTCCATTGGACCAGTCGAGCGGCTTCTAAAGCGGCTCAGAGTAGAAGAAGGATGGCGAGCCAAACCTTACACAGACACTGTGGGTGTCTGGACGGTAGGCTACGGATTTAACTTACAGGCATTGAGAATGCCCAAAGAAGTTGGTGAGTTATGGTTAAAGATGCTAGTGGAAGATATCGAACAGAAATGCAAGACGTTTACGTTTTGGGACGATTTGGATCCAGAACAACAAGCAGCTCTTATGAACATGGCGTACAACTTAGGCTGGCATGGGCTGAACAAGTTCAAAAGGACGCTCGCTTACATCGAAGCAGGCGACTACGAAAAAGCCAGCACATCAATTTTGAATAGTAAAGCTGCGCGTCAGCACGCTAAATGGGGTAATCCCCGTTACCAGCATATAGCAGAAGACATTAAAGGTTTGGCATAACGCTTATGAGTTCAATTCTAGTAGACCCAGCAGCACAAAACTCCGGTAGTGAACAGCAAGTCACCATGGCTCAGCCCACTGCTGCGGGGTGGGTTGTCGAAAAGGTCAACAAGTGGGAAGAGCACCGACACAACAACTACGACAAGCGATGGGACGAGTACTACCGCATGTGGCGTGGTGTATGGTCCCCGCTAGACAAGAATAGACAGGTAGAAAGGTCTCGAATCGTTAGCCCTGCCTTACAGCAGGCTATCGAGTCGTCAGTAGCAGAAATGGAAGAAAGTGTCTTTCACCGGGAACGGTGGTTTGACCTTGACGATGACGTTTATGACGAAACCCCTGGAGACATGCCAGAGGTAGTCACTCAGACCCTGGATGACTTCAAACGGAAGAAGGTCCCTGACTCAATACGTGAGATTATACTGAATGGTGCTCTGTACGGCACCGGTATCGGTAAAATAGTAGTAGAGGCAGAGAAACCCCTTACTATCGTCAAAGAACCCGCAGAGGCCCTCAGAGTGGGCGTCAGCGTGGTTCCTGTAGACCCACGAGAGTTCGTTATTGACCCTGCGGCTACAAAAATAGACAATGCCCTTGGTTGTGCCCATATTTACACGGTACCACTCCATGACGTCCTGCAAAAGCAGGCGGACGGGGTGTATCTTGCTGGACCTGTAGGTCTGTTTGACGACGCTACAGAAGTGTCGAAAACAGCTGAAATAGAGAATAAACCTCGTGTTTTAGACCAGGTTGAGATTGTAGAGTACCATGGCCTTATTCCTAAAGGCCTGTA